TCCCTAAGATTAGCTGTGGATTTATACAGTGCCGAGGACCGCGGACCGGGGCTGCAGCCGAGATTTCGCTGTTTTGATAGACTTTTTTTGAAAAACATGTGTTTTGTTTTTTTTTTTTTGAAAAATGACGTAATAGACGTAATGGTGTAAGAAGTGAATGAAATCAATGGGTTAGACGTGTACAGGTCATCACAGTGTGTCTACAGGTGTAATTTCACATAAAATGCGCGCGCGATGACTTTTTGAAAAAAAAAAAACATACATTACCCAAAAAAAGTCTACTGAAACCCTGAATTTGCCCCTGATGGGGGTTTGCGTTAACTGTGGCGTTGTTGGATAATGTTGACATGAAAATCGATCAGCACATCCCTGTCCCGCCTGAGTCGGACGCCCGCCAGCGCTACCCGTTCCCCGACATGAAGGTGGGCGATAGCTTCTTGGTCTTGGAGGCCGACTGGATCAAGAACCTGCGCAGTGCCGCCTACATGTACAGCCGGCGCCATGACGGGGTCAAGTTCACCATCCGCAAGTACGGCGAGGGCTGGCGGCTTTGGAGGGTTGCCTGATGGCCAGCAAGGACGAGAAGTTCTTGGCCGGCAAAAACCTGGGCGGCCGCCCCGCGGTGGTCGAAGCCAGGCTGACCGCACCGGTCAAGCCCCATAAGCCCAAGCTGCTGACGCCCCAGGAATGGAAGTTCGTTGAAGAGTTCGTCTCTGGCGATGGGCACGTGACTCTCAAGGAGGCGGCCGTCCGAGCTGGGTACAGCGAGGTCTGGGCGAAGGGCCGGGCCCGGGAGCTGACAGACCCAGACAAGAGCCCGCACATTGTGGCTGCCATCCAGGAGCGGCGGCGGGAGCTGGGCGAAAAGTACGCCACCACCTTTGAGCGCCACATGCGCGACTTGCAGGTTATCCGCGACCAGGCCTTGGCGGCTGGCGCCTACGGTGCGGCCGTCCAGGCCGAGTACCGCCGCGGCCAGGCCCTGGGCACCATCTACATCGACCGCAAGGAAATTCGGCACGGCACCATTGACTCGATGTCGAAGGAAGAGGTGCAGCGCAAGCTCGACGAGATCAAGCGCCTGTACGGCGGCAACGCGGGCCCGATTGTGGACGTCACGCCCAAGCAGATCGAAGAAGAGCCGGAAGGGGAAGACGACGATGTCAGTGAAGCCAGAAGCAAACCTGTACAAGCGACTGAGAGAAAACCTCCCAAACTGCCATTTCACCCGGATTGAGTCCAGGGTCAACCTGGGCATCCCGGACTGCCTGCTGGCCTTCCCGCATGGGGAATTCATGATGGTCGAGCTGAAGGTGGTCAAGCGCGGCCGCAAGATCAACCTGTCCCCGCACCAGGTTGCCTTCCACATCAAACACGCCGACCTGCGCTGCCCGACCTACATCCTGGTCCAGTACTTTCCGCCTGGCACCGCCCATGCCCACAAGTCGGAGCTGCTGCTGTACTGTGGCGAGCAGGCCATTGACCTGGTGAACCGCGGGGTGGATGTCAGCCCCCTTGCCAGGTGGCCCTGGACAGGGGTGTCCTGGACCGAGCTTCGGAAGGCCCTGTTGGATAGTTGACAGTGGCGCCCAGTTAATGTATCGTGGCCGTTCTGGGGTCGTCCCAGGACATAGAAAGAGAGAAAGACCATGGATCAGCCATCAAAGGCAGCGAAGGCCGCTGCCATCCTGCATCACACGTGGGGCGTAGAGAGCTACTCTACCGCCCTCGAAATTTATGAGACGGGCGAGAGGCATCCGGAGCTTGGCCTGGCCGAGCTGTTGGAGCGCTACGATGCCGGGGTTTGGAACGAGATAGACCACTTGAAGGATTGTGAGTGGTGGGAGAACGTCCACGCCCTGGCCCTGTCCATTGACGCCGCGAGAGCCTGGGAAGAGCAGGCATGAAACCATCCGACCGCCGCCTATTGGAACGTGCCAGGAAACAACCTCCACCACAGCCCCCAGACCAGACCAAGCAAAAAAACCTGATCGTGCGGCTTTTGGGCTTTTGGCTTTTTCACAAAATCTTTGGCGGGGGCAGTTGACACCAGTTGATAGAAGTAGTGTAGAATCCCAACCAGGCCGCGCAATCCCGCCGGCCTACAAACCAGAAAGAGAGAAAGACATGAGCGAAAACGTACTGATCGCGGCCATGCAGGCCGCATTTGAAGAGGCCGTGAAAAAGGCCGTGGCCATACACACTGAGGCCATGGCCGTTCACGTTGGCACCCTGGCCGCCAGAATCGCAGCCCTTGAGGGGGCTAGTTGGCAGCCCGCTGGCCAGGACGAACAACTGCGCCCCATGGTTCGCGACATGATCCGGGCCGAGCTGGTTGCCGGCCAATTGGACCTGGCCGTCATCGCTGAAAATGTCGACCTGTCGCGCCTGGCCGGACACCTGGACATGTCCGCGGTGGCCGGGGAGCTGACTTCCAACCAGCTCCAGGACATCGCCGAAGAAATCGACCTGTCCGACCTGGCCAACGAGCTCAGCCCTGAAAAGCTCATGAAGAATTTCGACCTGGACCAGGCCCTGCGGGACTGGTTTTCCGAGCAGTCCTTTAGCATCGCCCCGTGAGGCCCCATCATGAAACCAAAAACCAACGTCCAAAAAATCACCCACCTGATGACACTGAACCCGGGCGGCCCATTGGCCCAGGCTTTCATCATGGAGGCCGTGCACCAGTACGCGGCCGAAGTACTGGCCGCCGGCCGGCCCGACGAAACCCGCGCGGCCGGCGCCATGCCATGGATAAACCCGACCGCCTGGCACGACACTGCCCGGGCCGTGGTCGACCAGCTCGACGCCATGCGGAGGGCCGACCAATGAGCCCCAACGACATGGAAATCCAAAACCACCGCGCGGCCCAGTGCATGGAGCGAATGGGCGGCGGGTTTGCGTCCGCCCTGGCCGTGGCCTACTACCGGGCCGATAGTGACAACAAGGCGCGCATTGTCGGCGCCTGGCCGGACCTGTTCGAAAAGTATCGACGCATCGCGCGCGAGCTGGCCGAATCGGGCCAGGCCTGAATCGAGCCCGGCCACCGCGCCGGGCTTTTTGTTTGTGTTTGTTTGTTGAGTGTTGACATGTCTGTTTGTTTGTGTGTTAACATCACAAACACCGCGCCAGGTCGGACACCTGGAAAAGAAAGATAGAAAGAGAGCCCGACATGTTGAAAACCGTGCGCACCAGCGCAAACCGTAAAACCGGCCCGATCGCGGTCACATACCGCGCCGGCCAGCATGCGACCCTGGCCACCTGCCCGAAGAGCTGCCCGCTGAACCCCAAAGGCGACCAGGGCGCGGACCTGGTCGACCCCGATTATTTGGCGGCCGTCCGTCAGGCCGTCCCGCCGCGCGGCCAGGCCTGGACCTATTCACATTTTCCCGCCGAAACCCTGCCCGCTCCGGCAGCTGGTGAAACCGTAATAAATGCAAGCTGCGACACGATCGACCAGGCCCTGGCCGCCGTGGCCCTCGGCCGCCCGGCCGTGGTGGCCGCTCCGGCCGGGACCGTGTGGCCATACACCGCCGCCGGGGTTCGGTTTGTGCAGTGCCCGGCGGAACTCTCCGAGAATTTCAGCTGCGCGCAGTGCGGCAGCGGCCGGCCATTGTGCGCACGTGGAGACCGCGATTATGTGATTGTGTTTGTGGCCCATGGCCAGGCCGCCCGCCTGGTGGGCGCCGACCAGGCCGGCGGATGCTACGGGACGAGCGGCCCGGTGGCCCTGGCGTGGCACGGGACCCGCCAGGCCGGCGCGCCCGATGACGCGGCCGCCGTGGTCCGGTTCGCCCGCTCGCTGCCGCCCGGGTCGCTGCTGCGCCATCATGTGGTGGGGGACCTGGGCCGGGACCGTTGACCCGGTTTTTAATTTTGTGCAATAATGCACGCACCGCCGCCGGGACGGTTTCCCGGTAATTCAGAAAGTAAGAAAGTGAGAAAATTATGTCGACACTAATGCAAGCCAGCGCCCAGTGGGCCACCCGTCCCGCCGAAGAGCGGTTTATCAACCTGCCCGAGATGCACGCGGCCATGGTGGCCCGCCAGGCGATCAGCCGGGCCGCTGTAGTCTCATCCCGCCGCCTGCGTGCGGTCCCGACCGATGACAATCAGGGCCTGTTGATTGAGGGCCCGAATGGCCACGGGTACGCCCCGACACACTGGGCCATGGGCCAGGCCGCTAACCTGGTCGGCGCGCCCGGTGCATACCTGCGCCAGCTGCCCGCGCCCCTGGCCGCTGATTGTCTAAATTATGGTTTCCAGGTCGAGCGGGACGCGCGCGACATCGGCGTGTTATTGACCCGGAACGGGACCGCCGAGCTCCGCGCGGTGACCGGCCCGAATTACGGCCGCATCTGGGACGGTGACGTGATCGCGGCCCTGATCGACCGGTTCGGGGACGGCGCGACCGGCACCTGGCGCGTGCCTGGCGTGTTCGGCCAGCTGGTGGACGTCACCCGGGACAACACCACATTATTTGCGGGTGACCGCGACATGTTCGTTTTTCTGGCGGATGAGCAAAATCGGATCGAGCTGCCGGGCCGCCGGGACGGCCAAACCGGCACCCTGGCGCGCGGGTTTTTTGTCACCAACAGCGAGACCGGCGCGGGCGCGCTCCGCGTGAAAACCTTTTTGTTCGATTACGTGTGCGCAAACCGTATTGTGTGGGGCGCGCACGAGCTGGACGAAATAAGCATTCGACACACGGCCAGCG